TCTCCTCTTCTTGACCAAACTTGTATCCATAGTTTTGAGATACTTCTTCAGTCGTTTCACGAACAAGACTAGACGTAACCAAGCTGCCGTGCATCGCGCTAAATAAAGACCCACCAAACACACCTGCCACTCCAAGCATATGGAAGGGGTGCATAAGGATGTTATGTTCAGCCTGGAAGACAAGCATGTAGTTGAAGGTTCCCGAGATACCCAAAGGCATAGCATCAGAGAAGCTTCCTTGGCCAAAGGGATAGATAAGGAATACAGCGGTAGCCGCCGCCACCGGGGCAGAGTATGCGACAAAGATCCAGGGCCTCATCCCTAATCGATAGCTAAGTTCCCACTCTCGTCCCATGTAAGCATAGATGCCAATGAGGAAGTGGAATACTGTAAGTTGGAACGGACCCCCATTGTAGAGCCATTCATCAAGTGAATTAGCTTCCCAAATTGGGTAGAAGTGTAGTCCGATGGCATTGCTGCTCGGAACGACGGCTCCCGATATGATGTTGTTTCCATAAAGAAGACTGCCTGATACTGGTTCACGAATACCATCAATATCCGTTGGAGGTGCTGCTACAAAAGCAATGATAAAGCAGATAGCTGCAGCCAGTAAACAGGGGATCATGATCACCCCAAAGTGTCCGATATAAAGACGATTATTAGTACTGGTTACCCAGCTAAGGTACTTATCCCAGATATTAGACTCTTTCTGGGGTAGAGTTAAAGTTGCGGTCATCGTAAAAATCGAAAACATCTAATGCCTTATGGGCACGACGATCACCCAGATACGGTAGCATTAGATTAAGCAGTCGAGTAACATCTTTTCTATTACCAACTTGCCACTTCCAAGCATCTTTATTTTGGTGTGACCGACGCGGGCAGTAAGTAATTTTGTTGTTAGTGCAGTTAGCTAACCTAGCGAACTTAAGTAGAACGTCATGATCAGTACTGACTAGTTGGAGGTAGCAGTAACCTTTTTTCTGACTAATGGATATAGACCCTTCGCCCTCGAAGAGTCCAGCCATCCATGCGGAATCCGCGATTGTAACCATGTTAGTTAGTTAAGTCGAGTAACGGAGACTCGTCCAACTCCAGAGGCAGTGAGACCGATAGCATCAGCCGCACCTTTACTGAGATCAAGAGACCTATTAGAGTAATAGGGTCCTCGATCGTTTACCCGAACAACGGCACACCGCTTGAAACAAACACGAAGTTTAGTTCCAAAGGGTAGTGTCTTGTGCGCTGCAGTAAGGGCATTTTGATTGTATCGTGATCCACTAGCAGTAAGGCGGCCATCAAAGCCTGGACCATACCAACTCGTGATCACTGACAGAGTAGTTAGAAGAGGTAGCATAATAATAAAGCAAGGAACTTTAATATCGTTTACTCCTACAATTCTGCCAATACACGCGCAGTATAGGCAGAACTACCAATACTTAGTATCCCTTCTTAGCTGAGGGCTTCATTTTAACAGGCTTACCGGTTTTAGCGGCTGCCTTCTTAGCTGCTGCTTTACCAGCAGGAGTATAAGGATACTCTTTGTTTCCGACTTTAGGCATGGTAGTTACTTCTTTTTAGCAGTTTTAGCAGCACGTTTGAATTGAGCTGCAGTAGGTGCTCCTTTAGCACCAGGTTTACGCATCTTCTCATCACTGCCAGCAGCGATACGCATACGCTTAGCATGGATGTTCGCGTAGAGTCCAGGTTTAGCCATTTAGCATTTCCATTTACGAAGGGCTAGGGCTTTACGAGTAGGACGACCCTTCTCGTCTTTCATTGGTCCTTCTACACCAGACATACGGGCACAAAAGGAACGTTTACGTGGCCCTCCCTCAGGCTGTGGGGCCTTCAGGTTGGAGCCTGTCTCTCGGTTGTACTTGGCACGGCCAGCAGCTGTAAGGCCACCAGACCGTGACTTATGTACACCAATCTTAAGGCTCACTCCTTTACTTTTTGCTGCCATTTTTACCACCCTTACACCCGCAGGAACCTTTACCTTTGTGTGTCATTACTTTGTCTTTTTAGGTTTGGACTTACCAGCACTGTTGAGTGCAGCAGCAACAGCTTGCTTTTGAGGATAACCTTCTGCCTTCATCTTACGGATGTTAGCAGAGACGGTCTTATCAGATGAGCCCTTCTTAAGAGGCATTAGAATACTCCAGGAATAATTTGACCAGTTACGATATAAGCGCCAATAGCAGCCACGAAGCCAAGCATAGCAAGGCGACCATTGAGGAGTTCAGCACGTTCGTTATGAGGCACAGTGTAGGATTCGTCAGTATACATGGTGGGTTCTTTAGCGAAGAGGTTAGTGTCGTTCATCAAAATTGAATGTTGGATCGTTCAAGCTTATCGGCTACATCAGCACGATAGGCAGGGTCTCGGTCATAGCGAGGATCACTCATCGCTGCAACCAACTCAGCTTGAGAGCGGAAGGAGTCACCTGCATTGCGTGGAGCACTGCCAGTAAGCATCTCACCATCATACCCTACAGCATCTTGGTAACGTGCATTCAATGCCTGTGCAGCAAAGAACATAGCAAGAGGATCACCACGATCCATCACTGCATCATACATAGCTACCTCTTGTTCAGAGAGGTTTTGTCCAGCCCATTGAATCATGTTCCGGTATTCATCGGCACCACCAACTGCTTGTTGAATCTGTTCGATGTCAGACTCTGTAGCTTGTGGTGCCTGTTGCTGTTGTGCACCACCTTTCTCAAGGAACATGTTAGCAACATCAACAGGGTTCATACCCTCAACTTTACTAACAAGTTCAGGATCCCATTCACCAGTGCGGTAGGACTCCATGATAGTATCATAGAGATCCACCTCTTCCTCAGTAGACTCTTCCTCTTGTTGAGGCTCTTCTGTCTGTGCCTCTACCTCAGGCTCTTCCTTACCACTAAGGCGTTTCTGTAGCTCAAGGTAACCACGCTCTAGCTCTTCTGCTGACTTGTACTTACCAGCCAACAGCTGTTGCTCTTGCTCAGCTAGACGTTCACCAACTTGCAGAGAATCAAGCTCTTCAGCAGAGAACTCACCCTCTGCTTGTTCATACGGATTAAGTGTAATTTCGTTTGCCATTTGCTGTGATAACGGTTAGATTTCCAAGACCTACTGTCTTGACAAAATCGGGGGAACGACCGATGGTGGGTTCACCAATCTTTGTACGCTTCATGTAGGGAGCGTTCTCTTGATTGGTTTGATCATCAACTGTGTCAACCGAAGGGACTTCCTCCGGGGATGTTTGCTTCTTGCTCGATCTCTGGGATCTCGTTGGTGTTTGTTTGTTCATTTGGTCCATTCAATAGTTGTGGATTCTTAGAAGGATCCATTAGTGGAGCTTTAGCCATGTTAGGTGCTTGCTTAAGTAGCTCCATATCCTGTGCTTGCTGTTGTACCTGTGCTTGTTCCTGTTGAACTTGAGCCATGGACTTAACCAGGTTCAGTACATCAATACCTTGAGCAGCAGCAAGACGTTTCACAGCCTCATCTAGGTTGAGGTATGTACCAGCAGCCTCAGGTCCAAGTGTCTGTGCAATGGTGGTGAAGAACTGAGTCAGTGACTCCCTATCCTGTCCTCTACCAAGTGCATTGATACCAGCAACAATAGTAGGACGAACAAGATCCTTAGGGATACGTGGGATCTCTTGTGTCTTCTGTAGTACAGACAGCTTACGGTTCAGGTAAGGAACAAGGAACTCAACAGTCAATAGCGAGAATAGGCCACCGAGTTGTTGCTCTAGTTCCATTTGTGTCATACGTACCTCCTCAGCTGTAGTACGCTCACTGTTCCTTACATTAAGGATGAGGAACGCTTCACTAAGGCGACGCTCTAGAACACTAGCCATCTCCATAGCAGTCTTGAAGTCGGCTGTCTTACCAACCTGTACTACACTGATATCATCGGGACGCCCCTGAATGATGGCTCCGTTCCCCGCCGCAGAGAGTGTCTGTGGCTTGGTAGTACTAGACGGGGATACGGTAAAGACCACCTTAGCGGCCACTGCAGAGCCCTCTACGAGAGCTTGCATAAGAGCTTCAAGTGAACGGAGGTCACCAAGGAACTCCTCCACTCTACCACGTCCAAAGGCTTCACCGTCTACAACGTTAAACCTAAGGACTAACCAAGGGTTAGCATCCAATGGTGCTTTACCCTGAGAGCCAGGAATGATCTTATCAAAGACTTCCTGGTGCCACACAAGACGATTGTTGTCTCGTTTGACATGTGTGTAAACATCTACATCTTCCTCGTTGTCAGCTCCGTCTTCCCCCGAAGGGTTGACAGGAAGAGCAGCAGTGAGGATAGGTGCTAGAAGTTTACGACTGATGCGTTCGCGTGTAACGATCTCTAGGATGTCACCGTTGCCATCTCGATCTACGACATACCTATTCAATGGATACAGCTTCAGTCCCTTAGGACCCATGTAGATCAACGCATTACCACCTACCACCAGATGCTTAAGAGCTTGGTGTACGGTAACACGATCACTAGATGCTGCAATAATTTCCATGACAGACCTCTCCATCTTAGCGAATGAGATATCAAGGTCTGATCGTGCCTCTTGGGGAAGATCTACACCGATCTTTGAATCATCGATCTGTAGCTTAAAGAAGCTGGTTTGAGGAGGTAGGAGAGCCAACAGCAAGTTAGTTGCTAGTGTCAC